TCGCTGCCACGGCCTCCTCCAACCTGCTCAAGAAGGTGGGGAAGGTTGCGTCGAGTACCGCAGTAGGTCAGGCAGCGATTGCGTGGGGCATGACCTACCGGCGCACGCTGGCTGTGAGCGCCACAGGGACGCCGACGTTGGGCAAGACACTCGCCCTGCACCTCTTCGCGGCCTTTACGGCGACCGGCGAAGCGTCCATGACGTTCGGACGACGCCTGCACATGCTGTTCGAGGTCACCGCAACGGCGTGGGTCGACTTCTGGAGCATCTTCACGAAGGGCAAGAAGGGCGGCAAGGCCCGCAGGCATGAGGGTGGAAGCACCGTGCTACCCTCAAGGGAGCAGACGCCGAACGGTCTGCACGGTCGCCTGATGACGAAGGCCGACCCCAACTCTGGTGAGCGCGTCCAGTCGCCGAATGGACTGCACGCAACCCGGAAGGATGACGATGGCCGACCTCGCGCTAGTCGAGACTGACGTTATTCAGGAGGCGCTCGACCTCCTGACCTACGAAGAGCAGCAGATTGTCCTCTGGATGGTCACCACGCCCCCCGAGAAGGAGAAGCGGGAGGGTCTACTCGACCTCTGTGAGCGCATCCAGCGCGACAAGGCGACCGTCTACCGCGCCATGAAGCGTCCGAAGGTGCAGGAGGCGTACAGCAGGTGCCTCCGAGCGTCGATTCAGGCCGAATCGGTGCCTGACATCCTCCATTCGGTGTTCGAGAAGGCCAAGAAGGACGCCAAGTTCGGTCTGGACGTCCTGAAATGGCTCCAAGGCGAGGGTTTCGACGTCTTGGGGCGCTCGGACGGCAAGAACAACCCCTCGGAGGGCGGCGGAAGCGTCACTTTGACCCTTCCGGGCGGCTACGACGCCATGGTGCGCACCCGGAAGGCCGGAAATGACTGATTTCGGCCTCACCGCGACACTCGAAGCCGACGAAGTCCCCTATCTCACGCTGGAGGACATGGTCGACCTCGTCATCACGTCGCGTGAGAACGCACAGGGCTACATGGAGACGTTCTTCACCATCAAGACGAAGGGGCAGGGCATCGTCCGCTTCCGGCTCAACCGGACGCAGGTCGACATCCTCGACCAAATCAAGAGACTGTGGGCGCAGGGCAAGCCGGTGCGCCTCATCATCCTCAAGGCCCGGCAGGAGGGCGTCTCGACGTTCATCCAAGCCCTCTTCTTCATGTTGACGGTTACAGAGCCGAACCGCTCCGCGTGGATTCTCACACACGACCGCGAGTCCTCCTCCAACCTGTTCGGGATGTCCGAACTCTACTTGGACTCGCTCCCGCCCGAAATCTCGCCGATGGTGCGCTACCGCGACAAGAAGCGCATCCGGTTCGAGAACCCGGACAACGACCAGCGCCGTGCAGCGCCGGGCCTGCGCTCCCTCATCTACGTCGACCACGCCAAGAACACCCGCGCCGGTCGTTCTACCACCATCCACTTCCTGCACATCTCCGAGCGCGCGCTGTGGGGCGCAGACGGCCAAGAGACGATGACATCGGTCATGCAGTCGGTGCCGAACACCCCGGACAGCATCGTCGTGCAGGAGACGACCGCTTTCGGCGTCGACGACCCCGCAGGGTTCTACGCCGACTGGACGGAGAACTTCAACAACCCCAAGGCGACGTGGCTGTGCCTCTTCTACCCTTGGTTCATCCACGCCGAGTACACGATGGAGATTCCGCCCGACGAACTTGACGAGCACGGCCATCTCATCCTTCAACCTGACCCTGATGGTGAGATACGCGAACCCGACCTGCTCATGGGCTTCCACTCCATCGTCGGGTCGGAAACCGGCTTCTACACGCTCACCGAAGAGCAGGTGTACTGGCGCAGGTGGGCCATGGCGAACAACTGCCGCCGCGACCCCTTCGTGTTCATGCAGGAGTACCCCTCGACGCCGGACGAGGCGTTTATGACCTCGGGCCGCCCTTGGTTCTCGCGGGCCGGTCTCGACTTCATCCACAAGAGCGTCCTGCCGCCGGTCTACACCGGCTTCTTCCGCACACCCGCCCCGCAGGGATGGCAGAACAACCCGGAGCGCGGCGTGTGGCGCGAGGACAAGCATCACCTCACCGAGTACCGCCGGGGCATCGTCGCGCCCGAGTGGACGACCGATGACACCGGCAACTGGTGGGTCTGGAAGATGCCGGAGCCGGGACACGAGTACAACATCTCGGTCGACACGGCAGAAGGCGGCGAGGACGGCGACAGGGCCGCCGTGCAGGTCACAGACCGCAAGACGCTGGAGCAGGTGGCCGAGTTCAACGGCTATCTGGACACCGACCTGCTGGCGCATCAGGTGGCGATGGCCGCGACGTTCTACAACATGGCCTACGTCATCCCCGAGGTCAACAACACCGGCTACGGCTTCATGCAGGTGTTCAAGGACATCTACCCGCGCATCTACTTCCGGCGCAACCCGGAAGCGCCCCTCAACGCCCCGACGCAATGGGTTCTCGGCTTCCGCACCGATTCCACGACCCGGCCCATCCTCGTGACGCGCGGGCAGAACTACGTGCGCGAAGGCGTCGGCGTAATCCGCTCATCGCGGCTTCTCAAGGAGATGCGGACGTTCGTGAAGGACAAGCGCGGCACACCGCGCGCCTCGGGTCGAAATCACGACGACTTGGTGCTGGCGTGGCTTCTGATGCTTGAGTTGCACGAATCGCGGCCTGTGCGCTTGGAGAAACCGTCGAAAGAACCTACACTCGCGGACGACAAGTTCTTTCAGCAGCATCGGGCCAAGATGCTCTCGAAGGGTTACGGTGGACGTGCCAAGTTCTTCTAGGGGGCGAATATGGCGACTGACGTGATGAGTGAGTCCCTTCCGATGCTTGCGGAGCCGGTCGAGACCGCGCTGGTGCGCTGGCTCACCGACAACCTGTTCGAGCCAGCCCGGCTGTACCGCGAGAAGGTCGTGGACGACCAGTCATGGCGACAGTTGCGTGAACTCGCCGGTGGCAACACGTGGTACGGCGAGACGGAGCCGGAGGACTATCCGCCGTTCTCCGTCAACATGGTCATGGCGACCATCGACACCGTGAAGGGAATCGCGCTCCAGAGCGCGCCGGTCGTCGAGTTCAACCCGGTCGAGGACGACGATGCCATCTTTGCCATGGAGACATCGGCCATCGTCTCCGACTACCTGTGGGGCGCGCGCAAGGCCCGCTTCAAGATAGGCGTGGCCTTCTCCGAGGGTGCCATCATCGGCACCGCGTGGGCCAAGACCATCTGGAACGCCCAACTCAACGGCGGCGAGGGTGACGTCGACTTCATCGTCCTGCCGACCGAAGAGGTCTACATCGACCCCTCCTGCACCGGCATCAACGATTGGGACTTCGTCGTCCACGCTCCGCGCGTCCCGGTGCTCAAGGTGAAGTACGACAAGTACCTCAACGACCGCAAGTTGGAGGTCAAGACCGACCGTGCGCCCAACGAGGGCCAGAAGGACGACACCTCCGAGGATGAACTCGACCTCGTGACCCGCTTCGAGTATTGGGTCAAGGGGCCGTATCTGGAGGCGCTGCGCGCCGAAGTGCCGGAGTTCGCGTCCAACATCGACGCCGACGCCGACAAGTACGGCATGGTCATCACGGTCGCGGACAACAAGGTGCTCAAGTACAACGCCCATCCGTGGCTCTCCGACCGCCTGCCGTTCCACCGCTACGTCTACTACGCCCCGACCGGCAACCAGCGCATCTACGGCTCGGGCGAGGCCGTGTTCCTCAAGGACGCGCAGTTGGCCTTGCAGGCCCGCGCGACGCAGATGCTCAATCAGGCGGCCCTGTTGGCGAACCAGCAATGGGTCGTGTCCAACATGTGCGTCGTCGACGAGACCGAACTCACCAACCAGCCGGGTGCCATCATCCACGTGGACGGCCCGCCGGACGGCATCAAGCGTCTGGAGCCGACCGGCATCTCCTCGTCCATCTTCTCGACCATCTCGCTGCTGCTCCGCTTCTTCGAGTTGGTCTCGGGCATGTACCCGGTCAACCGTGGTGAGACCCCCGGCAGCATCCGGGCGGCCATCGCCATCGAGGCACTCCAGCGTGGCGGCGAGGGCCGAACGCTCCAGAAGGCGATGAACTTCGACGACTTCATCATCGACCTGTCGCTCGGCATGGTGGACATCATGTCCGTCATGTACGACGAGGAGCGGAAGTTCCGCATCACCGGCTCGGCAGCCGACGACATCAACGCCCGCGAGGCGCAGATGAACGGCGGCATCGACCCGAACACCGGGATGCCGATGGGCGCACAGGTCGACCCGATGACCGGGCAGCCCATGGTCGACGAGATGGGCCAGCCGGTCGTTGCCGAGGCACCTCCGGGCGCATCGCGCACGGTGGCGCTGTCCAAGGACAAGTTCGCCAAGGACGGCAAGAAGGTGCTTCTGGACGCCCGCGCGCAGGTCGGCCTCATGCTCCGCAACTCCGCAGAGCAGTTGCGCTCCGACATGGAACTCATGGACGGTGGCGTGGTCGACGCGCAGTACGTCATCGAGAACAACCCTCTCCGCAACAAGGAGCGCCTGCTCACCCGCCTGTTCCAGTCGGCGCAGATGCAGCAGGGCCAGCAGGGTGCCATGCCGCCGGAGGGCGCAGTCCCGCCGGAGGAGCAGCCCATGGTCGAGTCGGCGGCCACTCCCGAGGAGCAGGCGCAGATGCAGCAGACAATCGACATGCTCATCCAGCGCATCCGCGACCTCGAAGCGCAGGGCGTCGTCCCGCCGGGTACCGCCGACCAGACGCAGGCAGCGGTCGACGCCGAAATCAGCGGCGGCGGCACCGGGGAGATAGCACTCTCCGAAGCACTCAAGCAGATTCAGGCCGCCTCTTCGGGCGCTCCGGTCGAGGGAGCACCGGTCGATGGCAGCGGAGGGGTACTACCGCCTTCACAGCCGATGTGACGGCGTGCCATACTGGCCTCGACCGACGAACGGCCCTGCGGGGTAGTGTCGGAGGGGAGTCACCATGCAGGTTGAAGGGAACGTCGCTGGTGAGGAACAGGATACTGGCTCACAGGTGACAGGTTCGGAGGGCAACACCGGAGGTCAGGAGCCGCCGCAGGGCGGGGAGCCGATGGTCGAGTTCGACGGACAGCAGGTACCTGTGTCTGTCCTCAAGCGGGCGCTCAAGAACGACGAGCGTTTCACCAAGGAGGCACAGGAAGCGGCTCGGAAGCGTGACGAACTGTCGGAGCGGGAAGGTCGCTTGCTCCAGCGAGAGATGGAACTCGGCGGCGTCGCCGAAATCCTCAAGTCGCCGGAGGGGCGCACCAAACTGACCGAGGCGGGATTCACGATTCCGACCGGGAACGAGCCAGAGGTGGCGCGCGTGCTTGCCGAGAACATCGGCTACAAGTTCCGCGACTTCTCGAACTCTCATCCCGAACTGAACGACACCATGCTCGAAGGAGTCATGGATGAGGCCAAGCGCCTCGGTCGTTCAGGACGCACGAACGATGCACTCGACTTCGAGAGCATCGCCTACCGGCTCTACCACAAGGAAGTCCTCGAAGCGGAACGCAAGAAGGCGGTAGCCGACGCGGAGAAGGAAGCGAAGGCCAAGGCCAAGCAGGCGGCGGCGGCCTCCACGGCAGGGATGGGAACCGCACAGATTCCCTCCGACGTGGACGTGTCCAAACTCACGGCGGCACAGAAGATGTCCCTCGGGCATCGGATGGCCGAAGCAGCGCGCGCGAAGAGGTCGACCTCTCGGTAGCATCACGTGAGAGGCAGGTGTTTCACGCATGGCGGATACGTGGGTACAGCAGAACGATGCCAACTCCAGCACCTCCGGCGCGGGGGCAGTAACCCTCGCCGAAGCGGCCAAGTTGGAGAAGGACGTCCTCAAGGCAGGCGTCATGGAGTTGTTCGTCGAGAACAACCCCATCCTCGGGCGCATCCCTTGGGAGGACATCTCGGGCAACTCCCTCATGTACGACTACGAGGTCGCGCTTCCGGGCGTCGGCTTCCGGTCGGTCAACGAGGGCTACACGCAGACGCACTCGCGCTTCGGGCAGCGCACGGTGGGTCTGGCCATCTTCGGCGGGGAACTCGACGTTGACAAGTTCATCGTCAAGACCCGGTCGAGCACCAACGACCAGCGTTCGCAGCAGGAGCGCGGTCAGGTCAAGTCCATGTCGCTGTCGTGGCTCAAGTATTTCTTCGACGGCCACCGCGACAACGGCGGAGCGAACGAGGAGTTCGACGGTGTCAACATCCTCCTCGCCGACGCCTACCACACGGCTGCCGGTGCGGCCAAGGTCAACATGACCGCACCGTCGACCGGCGACGGCTGGAAGGCCGACGAACTTCTGCTCGACTACATGGACGAGGCGCTCGACCTCGTCATCGGGCCGAACTCGTCCAAGGTCATCCTCTGCAACAAGACCACGAGGCGCTGGATGTCTCGTCTGGCCCGCGCGAACGCCCAAATCGACATCGGTGTCGATGCGTGGGGCTATCAGGTCACGAAGTACAACGGTGTCCCGCTGGTCGAAATCGAGACCGACGCCGAGGGAACGGAAATCCTCGGCTTCGACGAGACCATGGGCAACACCACCACCGCGACGTCCAGCATCTATGTCGCTCGGTTCGAGCCGGGCTACGTGCAGGGCGTCCAGAACGGCGGCATGATGGTGGAGGACTTGGGCATCCTTGAGACCAAGCCCGCGTACCGCACTCGCGTTGAGTGGTACTGCGCGCTGGCTCTGATGCACCCGCGCTCCATCGCTCGTGTGCCGGGTCTGTACCTCTACACCTAGGCCACCGGAGGGGGCAGGTAGCATCGCGCTACCTGCCCCCAACCTGTCAGGAGGAACGCCGTGTACCGCATCACCCGACCGTTCACCGCCAAGACCTCCGAGGTCATGTACGGCAGCGTGTTCGTCAACGACGTTGCCGAGAACGTCCCCGATGGGATGCTCAAGAACATCGCCACCGACCGGGGATGGCTCATCGAGCCGATGGACGCCAAGGCCGCCAAGGTCGAGGCACCGGTGCTCGACATGAACGACCCCGAGGCCGTCAAGAAGGCCGAAGAGGCCGTCGTCAAGAAGGCCGCTGCCGCCAAGAAGCGCACGCGCAAGAAGGTCACCAAGAAGGCCGCGACCAAGCCCGCTCCCGAGACGCCGCCTACCGTCGTCGAGGAGTAGTCGATGGCCAAGAAGTCGTGGGTCGATGGGCATGACATCACGCCCAACTCCATCCCTCTCGACCGTCTGGCGGGGATGTTCGACCCGGCTTCCAAGGGCAGTCGACCGCCGCGCCCCGGAGACCCCACCCTTCCGACACAGCCGACCATCAAGCCGGGCGTCCTGCCCTCGGTCGACTCGTACTTCACTCACAACGATTCCCCCGGCGCACCCAACCCGCCTGCGAACGTCACCGTCGGAGTGGCGTTTCGCAGCGCGGTCATCTCGTGGGATGTCCCGCCCGAAGCCGCGTTCCGCGAGTGGGAGGTCTACGAAGGCACCGCGACCGGGTTCACTCCGGATACGACCGGCCTGACCAACCGGCGACTCAAGACGCGGCAGACGGTCGTCACGGTCACCGGCGAGACCGGCACCACGCGCTACTACAAGGTGTGCGCGGTCAACACGCGCGATGAGCGTTCGTCGTTCGTGGAGGTTCATGCCGACTACACATCCGTCCCCACCGCCGAACTGGTGCAGGACGACCTCACGGCCATCTACGATGCCACGCTGGCCGCCGCAGGCGACTACGCCGATGGGGCAATCGCAGCAGCCGTGCTTGAGGCGCAGGCGTCCAACGAGGGCGTCACGCCCGCAATGCTCAATGCCGCCATCGCCACCGAGGTCAGCAACCGGAACGCCGCCATCGCATCGGAAATCGGCACCTTCTCGGACAGCGTCGCGGATGACATCGACGCGGCCCGGCTGGCCGCCATCGACGCGTCGCTCACCGGAGAGTTCGTCGGCACGTTCGGAGCAGGAGTCATCTACGGCGGACAGGTGCTCACCACGCAGTTGACCGCCGGAACCGCCCTCATCGGGAACGCGCTCATTGGCGACCTCGCGGCGACCAAGATAACCGCCGGGACGTTGCAGGCGGGTGTCATCTACGGCGGACAGGTGCTCACGAACCAACTGGTCGCTGGCACGGCGCTCATCGGCGATGCCCTCATCGGCAACCTCAACGCCTCGCACATTCAGACCGGCACCATCAACGCGTCAGTCGTGTGGGGCGGCACCATCGGTACGAACAAGTTGGTCGCATCCGGTGCGCTCATCGGTCGTGCGCTCATCGCAGACCTCGCAGTCGGCACCGCTCAAATCGACAACCTCGCGGTCACCAACGCCAAGATTCAGTCTCTCTCCGCCGACAAGATAACCGCTGGCACCATCGACGCCTCCGTCATCAACGTCACGAACCTCGACGCGGCCAAGATTCGTGCCGACACGTTCGATGGCATCGACATCAACGGAGTCACCATCACCGGCAGTACGTTCATCGCCGAGACCGACCCGGAACTCGGCGTCGCTCTCGAAATCAACGAGCAGGCCATCACCTTCATCCAGCAGGGCGCGGGATTCGAGGGCGAGGACTTGTGGCTCGGCGGCATCAGGATTCGCACGCTACCCGAGGACAGAACCGACCTCATCATCGAGTCGGGCAACGTCGTCGGCACTAACTCGTTCCAGAACGGCGCGGTCATCATCGGCACGCCGGAAGAGGGCGTCTACGGTGCGCTTGAAGCGGGGGCGGCCTCATTCGAGCACATGAGCGCGCTCAACTTCGACTGCGGCACGTTCACCGCCGACCACCAGACTGCCGGGGACGACGAGCCACACCGCGTGAACTTCCACCACCCCTTCTCCGCGCCTCCATGCGTGGTGGCAACCGTAGCGTCCTCGGTGCCGAGCATCGCGCGGTGCGGAGTGACAGACATCGACGAGACCGGCTTCACCATGAACATCTACCGGACGAACACGACCCTGACCGGCACCCGCTGGATAGCGATGCTGCTCTAGCGTCTTGTTCCGCACGCCCTCGCGTAGTAGCGTGCGAGGCACAGAGAGAGGGAGGTCGACGTGAACGTCGGTC